CAAGAAAGTCCTGCTCCTGCTGGCGAACACGAACTCGCTGATGGAATGGTTATCGTACTTGATGAGAATTCTGTGATTACTGAAATCAAACAACCTGAAGCTGCTCCTGTTGAAGAAGTAGTAGATGAGGAGTTGAGTAAGAAAATCGCAGAGATGGAAGCTCAAATCGAGGATATGAAGAAGGGCAAAAAAGCACAAGAAGTTAAGATGGCAGAAGCAGAAGCAAAGTTTTCGGCTGCTATCAAAGAACTTACTGATGTTGTTTTGCAACTGATTCAGACTCCTTCTGCCGATGCTACCGAGAAACCTAAGCAAACATTCAACAAAGTAGTACCGAGCAAAGACGCTCGTATTAATAACTTTTTGAGTAAATACGCAAAATAAAAATCTAAAATCTAAAATTTACAACAATGGCATTTGATGTAACCGCACTAACCAACTATACCAAAGAGAATGAAGCACTCTTGGTTACGAGTTCTGTACTCGGTGCAAAAACCGCTTCTCTGATTAAGGCACAAGGTAACGTAATGGTAGGGGTTAAATCCTCTGAGAAAATCAACATTATGGATACCGATGCTATCTTCCAAGCAGGTGGTACTTGCGGATTCAACGCTTCTGGTACTACTACTTTCACACAACGTACTGTGACTGTTGGTAAGATCAAAGTAAACGAGTCTCTGTGTCCTAAATCTCTTGAGAGCAAGTATCTGCAAAAGGCTCTTCCTGAAGGAAGCCGCTACGATTCTATCGCTTTCGCTGCTGAGTACAACGACAAGAAGTCTGCTCGTATCGCTGCTCAGTTGGAGACTGCTTTGTGGCAAGGTGATACCGCTTCTGCTAACGTAAACCTGAACAAGTTTGATGGTTTTGTTAAGCTGATTGGTTCTTCTGCTGTTGAAGCTAACAACACAACTTACTACGGAACTCCTGCTACTTCTATCACTGCTGCTAACGTAGTTGCGATTGTAGATGCTCTGTATCGTGCTATTCCTGCTCAGGTTGTAGCTAAAGATGATATGACTATCTTTATGTCTCAGGATGTATTCCGCACTTACACCATCGCTCTGAAGAACGCTAATATGTTCAACTACTCTTTCGATGGTAAAGCTGATAGCGAGTTCGTTCTGCCAGGTACTTCTATCAAAGTAGTATCTACTCCAGGTCTGAATGGTGTTAGCAAGCTGTATGCTATGCGTTTGAGCAATGCTTTCCTCGGTACAGACCTTCTGAACGAAGAAGAGCGTTACGAGTTGTTCTACGCTAAAGAAGCTGATGAGGTTCGTTTTGTAGCTGAGTTCAAACTCGGTGTAAACGTAGCCTTCCTCGATGAGGTTGCTTCTTTCATCATCTAATAAATCGGGGGGCTAATCACCCCCCACTTTTTAACTTAATAAATTCAATAATATGCCTTGTGCTTTAACTCAGGGATACACCTTAGATTGTAAGGATAGTTTGGGTGGTATCAAAGCGGTATGGATGATTGAATCAGGTAACGTAACTGCAATCACCGAAGCTTCTGGTATCGTTTCTGCTATCACAAAATCAGCAGGTAAGGTATTCCGTAAATATGAGTTAGTTAAGAATACAGGTGCTTTGACTGAGACTATTACTGCTTCTGTAGAAAACGGAACAGTATTCTACGCTCAGGAACTCAGCATCGTTCTTAATAAACTCCAAGCGAATACTCGTAATGAGATTCTGCTTCTCGCTCAGAACACTTTGTTGGTTGTTGTTCAAGATGCTAACGATAAGTATTGGCTCTTGGGTCGCACACAGGGTTGTGATGTTACAGGCGGTACTGCTGCAACTGGTACTGCTCAGGGAGACCGTAGTGGTTACACTTTGACTATCACAGGTAGCGAAAAACAACTCGCTCCTGAGGTTGCAAGTGGTATCATTGCAGGTCTTACTACTTAATGCTTTCGTGGCTCGTTATAGGTAGGTAGATTAACCGTCTCTTCGGAGGCGGTTTTTCTTTTTGGGAAAAAAACAGAATTTATCTATTTAGTAGTATGATTCACTTTACTAAGAACTCTACTTCTACGATTATACTGACTCTGACAGAGAAGCAGACTCTTACTACTCCGAACTATTTGTTTTGGTTTAAGAGTCGTGGAACCAATCAGATAGTCTCTTTTGTGGTATTAAACGCAGGTGATTTGAGTCCGCACAAGGAAAGATATAACGAGTTCGATATAGATGTTAATGATTACTTTGAGGATTCTCCTGAAGGGGATTGGGAGTATAAGATTTACGAGCAGACATCTACTACTAATACTGACCCCGATTTAGCGACAGGACTTGTAGAAGATGGAATTATGCGACTGAATAACTTGAGTAACCTTCTGAATGTAAATGTTTACAATAACGTGTACTTAAATAACTAAGATGAATCCTGAAAGTGCTTTGATAATTAGCGATGAGAATTTCGATGGGTTCATTAAGCATAACCCTGATAATGGCTTTGTAGTTCGTGCTACTCAGCCTTCAGGGTTTACTATCTTAAATACGAATAGCTCTTTCAATGTTTATAGCGATGTAGATAATTCCTTTACATCTTACAATACAGATAATACTTATACAACTTTATGATGGACAACATTGTGATATTAAGTTTCGCTGAGGCGAAGCAGCCTGAGTACCGAGAGAAAAAGGGTGTGGGGTATATTGAATTTGGTGATAAGAACGACTACCCTACTTATCTCTTGGGTCTTTACAATAAGAGTGCGAAGCATAATGCTATCGTGCGAGGTAAAGTTAACTACATCATCGGGAATGGTTGGCAAAGTGATGAGGTAGATGCTCAGGCAGAATTATTCATCAAAGCTCCGAATCCTTACGAGAGTCTTATCGATATTACTCGCAAAGTATCAAGCGATGTTGAGATTTTCGGAGGTGCTTACTTGGAAGTTATTTGGAGTAAGGTCGGTGGAATGTTGGCTGAGATTTGCCATATCGACTACACTAAGATTCGTTCTAATAAAGATAATACGCAGTTCTGGTATAAACAGGATTGGTCAGATAGAAAAGAAGAGCCTAAGGTTATTCCTGCTTACAATACTCAAAACCGAGTAGGTAAACAGATAATGTACATTAAAGAGTACCGCCCAGGTTTGGATACATACGCACTTCCTGGCTATATGGGTTCTCTGAATTATATCGAGAGCGATGTAGAAGTATCTAAGCACGTTTTAGGTAACGCACAAACAGGGTTTTCTGCAAGTAAACTTATTACCCTTCCTAACGGAGAGCCTTCTCCCGATGAGAAGCGGAATATCGAGCGTAGGTTTACGGATCGCTTCAGCGGTTCTGATGGTAAGAAATTTATTCTCTCTTTCGTACAGGATTCAGCACGCAAGCCTATCGTAGAAGATTTAGGGGCGAGTGATTTGACTAAAGAAGATTTCGGTCGTGTCGATGAGATGATTCAACAGAACATTTTTGCAGGGCATCAGATTACTGCTCCTGATTTGTTCGGTATCTCTACTCCTGGTGCTTTAGGTTCACGCTCTCAGATTCGGGATGCTTACGAGATTTTCAAGAATACTTACGTTAACGATAAGCAGCAGTTTATCGAAGGTATATTTAACAACTTAGCTAAGCAGAGAGGGGTTACTTCAGAGCTTACGATTAAGCCTGTTGAACCTATTAGCTACGAGTTTAGTGAAAGTATTATCGCTCAGTTTGCTCCTAAAGAATGGATTTTAGAAAAGATTGGTGTTGATATGACTAAGTATCAGCCAGAGCCTACTGCGGTTACTCCTGAGCCTTCTCAGGCGATGATTAACGAGCATCTCAAAGGTATGAAGGGAAGAGAGTGGCAGAACTTCCAACGAATCATTCGTGAATATAACAAAGGGAAGATAACTCGTGAGCAAGCATCTCAGATGTTGAAGAGTGCTTACGGACTCGGAGAAGAAGAGTTAGCTACTTGGTTAGGTGCGGATGAGTTCTCAAATGATATGGACGCGGTTATTCAGGTATTCTCTGAGTACGGAGAATCGGTTGATAACTATAAGACTTTGATGACTCGACAGGTATTCGGTAAGGATTTGGAGCAGGAAGAATTGGCTTTTCGGGATGAGGTAATCGATGATACTCTCGATAAAAAGATTCTGGATGTAATCGCTAAGAACAAAGGGATTTCCGATGAGGATATCGCTAAGGCGGTTAAAGAGGATTTGGTAGTCGTTAAAGAGCGTATCGGTAAACTTCAGGAGTTGGACATTCTTAAAATCAATCCTAAGGGTGTTAGGAGCCTCACCAAGCCTCTATCTGAGATTATCGATAAACCTGTTAAGACTTCGTTTCTTGTCCGCTATTCGTACGAATGGAAGTCTATCGTACCTACGAGCGAAAGAAATACCTCCGCTCATCCTTCTCGCCCATTCTGTGCTAAGCTGATGAGTTTAGATAGGCTTTATTCTCGTTCTGAGATTGAGTCTATTTCTCGGAGATTGGGTTACTCAGTATTCGACAGGGGCGGTGGATGGTGGAATATGGGAGATGGAGTAAACTCTCCTTCTTGCAGACATCAATGGGTAAGTAAGGTTGTAATTAAGAAAGATAAATAAAATGAGCAGAAACATACTTTTCATATCAGTACAGACTATTAAGGACAGAACAGGTCTGCACAATAACGTAGATGATAAACTGATTAACCCTGAGATTTTGACTGCTCAGGATATGTATATTCTACCTGCGTTAGGTACAGGACTCTACGAGCGTTTACAAACAGGTATTCAAGACCAAGACTTAACCAATGATGAAGCGACTCTTTTGGATACTTATATTACTCCTTGTTTGGTTTATTTTGTTATGTCAGAGCTTCCGATGGGGTTATCTTATCAGTTCTACAACAAAGGAATGATCCGTAAAAGCGGAGAAGGACAGGAGAATCCGAGTGCTTCCGATATGATAGATGTAGCAGATAGGTATAAGTCGAGAGCAGAGTTCTATAAGCAAAGACTCGTTAAGTATCTTAAAGAGAAGTCAGGTACTAATATGTTCCCTCTTTACAATAACCCAGGGAATGGCTACGATGTTATCGTACCTGATAACGAAGCCTACACTACTTCTATTTGGCTTGGAGATGATGACTGCTGTGCAGGTAAATCTTTTGAAGAAAAATACCAAGGTAACATAACTCGTTGCTGTGGCAAATAAAACCTACTCACTTAAAAACCAAAAGAAGCTAAAAGTCTTCTTAGAAAAGCAAGAAAATGACACTCAATCAAATCGTAAAAACGATAACGGACTTAGCGAACGCACACCAACAGATAAAGAGCGTTTACTTCGGAGACTTTCCCGATTACCTAAGTCGGGGAACGGATAACGTATATCCTTCCCTTTATTTTGATTTGACAGGTGGTCAGATTCAAGAGCGTAGTGTCGTTCTGAATTTCTCTCTGTATTTCTTTGATAGGATGCTACACGAAGAGACAAACGAGACTGAGGTTCTTAGTGATATGTTAGAGGTCTGTCAGGATATTATCGCTCAACTTCGTTCACAGACTTTTGAGTTCGATGAAGGACTGAGTGCTACTCTTTCTTTCTTTACTGAGGATACTCCCGATCTATTAGCAGGAGTTCGGGCAGATATTACCTTAGACTTACCTTACATAGCGAACAGATGTGTCGTTCCTTCTACTTATAGTTACTAAATAAAAGAAGATGCCCAATAAGAAGATAAATCAGTTAACTCCCAGAACTCCTACGCTTACGGATTTGATTTTAGTAGGAGACCCTGCAACAGGATACTCATATAAAGCGACACTATCTGCAATGATTAATTTTGTAGGTGGTAACATTCAGTTTAGTTCTTTAGGTGGCATTTCTTTAACCAACCCTACCAATGGTCAGGTACTAACATTTAACGGAACTAATTGGGTTAATCAGACTCCTGCTTCTGCTCCTGTTTCAAGTGTGTTCGGTCGCACAGGTGCGGTGGTAGCTGCGGAAGGAGACTACTCTTTAACTCAGCTTTCTGATGTTACTATCTCAAGTCCTACGAATGGTCAGGTTCTTAAATACAACGGAACTGCGTGGGTAAATGATAGCGACACAGACACAGGGATTACTTCTCTGAATGGACTTACTGCAACTACTCAGACTTTCGCTACAGGATCAAGCGGTACTGATTTTACAATTTCTTCTACTACATCTACGCATACATTCAATTTACCTACTGCATCCTCTTCTAATAGAGGATTACTTTCATCAGCGGATTGGAGTACGTTTAATGCGAAGCAGAATACAATTACTTTAACTACCACAGGAAATAGTGGCTCAGCAACATTTGTTTCTGATACTCTTAATATCCCTACTTATACTCTCGCAGGTCTTGGAGGTATTTCTTTGAGTTCTTTGAGTGCTTCTGCTCCTTTAAGTTACAATAGTGGAACAGGTGCTTTTTCAATTACTCAGGCTTCAGGTTCTACAAATGGATTCCTATCTTCTACTGATTGGACTACCTTTAACAATAAGCAGTCAACTATTACTCTGACTACCACAGGCTCAAGCGGAGCGAGTACGTTTATATCGAATACTCTTAACATTCCTACTTACACTCTCGCAGGACTCGGTGGAGTTAGTGGCTCAGGTACTACTAACTACGTACCTAAGTGGACAGGTTCAAGTGCATTGGGGAACTCACAGATATTTGATAATGGTACAAATGTGGGGATTGGTACTACTTCTGTATCAAATGTTGCAAGTGAAAGGGTTTTACAATTAAACGCATTAAGTTTTTCTACTT